TTTATTTTATTTAAATAAAATAAACTCCAGCTGGGGTTTAAGTTTATATCAATCTATGGTGCGAGCGAAGAGACTCTAACTCTCGACCTCTTCCTTGGCAAGGAAGCGCACTTTGAAGCTGATATAAATGCTCCAAATAGAACATTTCATATCAGTATTTATCTTATTTTTATTTAAGATAGATTTCAAAGTACGCTTTATTTAACTGTCTCTAGTGTAGCATCATTAGCATTATTTTTCAAGTGCTTTTTCGTAGATTTTTTTAAGTTTTGGGTTGGAAAAGTGGGTATACAACTTGGTCGTATCTAGGCTTTCGTGGCCCATAAGTTCTGCGATATATCTGATATCTACCTCTTTATCCAGAAGTCTTGTAGCGAAGGAATGGCGAATAGTGTGCGGGTGGATATTGATAAATTCGGAGCGATTACAAGCGTTTTTAAAGACCTTTCTAATGTTATCTGGAGTAATTCGCCTTCCACTCTGCAGGGAGACGAATAAAGCCCTCTTAGTGTCTTTACGTGTAGATAAGTACTTGGCTATATGTTCTTCAGTGTCTTTAGTAATAAAGCAGATTCTTGGGCTTTTGCTCTTCCCTATTACCGTAAACTGCCGGTTTTTTATGCTATTTCTGTTAAGGCTGCATAGTTCACTAATCCTAAGCCCAGAATCGTAGAGCAAGCTCACTATGGCAACATTTCTTAGCCTATTAAGGCTAGAATAACCTCGGCATTTCTCACCTACTACAGAGATAAAACTATCTACTTCAGATTCAGTTAGATAGGTGATGATTCTCTTCTCTCTTTTGGGAATTTTAATGTCTTCTATATCTAGGTTAAGCCAGCCTTTTCTAACGCAGCGCTTTAGGACCGATCTAAGACAAATGGTATTACCTCTAGCAGTATCTGGTCTCTGGTAACTACATAGGTGTTGATAGAATCTAGCTACATCTAAGGCTGTAAGGTTTTTAATATCAGTATCTGAAAAATACTCAATAATTAGCTTCTCTGCGTAGATATATGATTCTAGGGTTTTAGGAGATAGCCCACGTGCGATAATTTCCATCTCTTTATACTCTGCGAATGCTTCGCTGATTTTCATCTTATTTCATCTTTCTTACCTCCATTAAAATTGATATTTGGTTCTATATAGATCTTCTTTATATAGATACTTATTAAATATCTTCTATATAAGCTTCTATATAGAGCTTAGTTTAGTTATTTTGGGGTTTTTGGCGCGGATTTTAGCTAATCTTAGGCACTTATGTCCTGTATATCGTGAAGCACTATAATCACGTTATACAGGAATTTAGGTTCTTGAAATGGTTATTGTCAGTTTTTGTGTAAAAAGCTTATAGAAAACTCTGTTTTTTAAAGAGTTTTAGACAAACAAAAAGCAAGCTATTTAAGTTTTAGATTGTTATTTTTTTAGTTACAGACTGAATATCTTACTATAATCCATACCTTTCGCAGCAAATAGCTTAGCTAATTTAGCTCGACCTCCTGGATTATAGCTATTTTTTATGTCTTCTTCTACCTTTAGTCTCTCTATACTGGCCTGGTATTCACGAGCTTTTTCGATAGCACGCTGAATAATTGAGCGGATCATCTTAAGTGTTTTTTCAACGTTTTTACAAGCCCAAATAGATGCGAAAAAGTGCTCTGGATTATTCTTTTTCTTAGCTAATTTAACTGATTCTTCAAATTCTTTCTTAAAGTGAATCTGACGATTTCTAAACATAGGTAGAAAATCATCCTTAACAATTAGTTCAGATGCCTTGCCAAGTCGATTACGTAAAGTTTCAATTCTTTTATCGCACATAATATACATTTCCTCAAATTACTAAATAAATCTTTTGGGGAATAGAAAACCCTATCAGTATTTCTCTGATAGGGGATTCATAAAAATGCACAAATTTAATTAAATGTTATCACGTTTTTTAATTTTTGTATATAGTTTTTCGTAAGATTTTAAAAAAAATAATTCCGACATCGATGTCTTAGTCAACGGAGTTTAAATATGTTATAATTGAGTCATATCTACGACTTCAAGGAAACCCCTTGGGTCTTTTTTTATGGAGTAAATAATGGAACTACAGACTAAGATAGCTGAATTAGAAATAATTATCACCACAAAACTACTAATAGAGCGCACTTTTGATGCTAATAAGCGAATAATTCGCGAGGAGTTTAGTTATAGCGAGTTGATGGGATTAGCAACTCAAACTATCAACTCTCTAATCTTTTTAGCAAAATTATCAGAGCTTAGGGCTGTAATTCGAAAGGACCAGATATTTTTAGTTTATAGGCCATTAGGTAGGGTTTTGGCGGAAATCGGCATTATTGGTGAAACCACCAGTCATGGGATGCTACGCAGACCTAAAGTAATTATCTTTGGGAAGGGTGGTAGAAGCTTTGGATCGAAAAATCTCGCTGACTTAATAAGCGATTTAACCCAACGGTCTGCGACGAGGAAGAATAGGAGACAATATGAAAAACATTGTAATTACAATTGCAACTGAATCTAATAAAACTATTGCTAGCGGATATGACCCTAGCTTCTACGAAACGGAAGAGTCTCAGTTTGAAGACGTAGTTAATGACTTGACGGCGCTAAAAACTAACCTTGAGGGCGAAAGTTTGATAATTTTTGTCGTGACTTGGGCTAATGGTGATAAAACCGATTCGGAAAGCTCAACCTATGTCGACCTAGATAACTTAATCGAAGTATATAGGTTAAAGATTAAGTCCATTAAGGCTCGCAGAAAAACCAACAAGGAGAAATGATGCCGATAGCACGACAGAAAAATTCGAGCCCCGAAAAAGAGATTAAGAAGTTAGTTAAAAAGAAAAAGACTGACAAGGCTTCTGATGAGCAAAAAACTGCAAAAAAGACTGTTAGGCGAAAAACTACAAAAACAGGGGTGAAAGTTAAAAAGAAGACCGTAAAAGTCGGTAGAAAGTCGGATGGTACTTTTTCGGAAGGAAATAGCTTTGGCAGAAACAGTGGCGGTCGTCCAAAGAATGATTTTTCTTATCGTGCAATGGCTAAGAAAATGGCAGCAGAAAATCCTGAACGTATTGCGAAAGATCTTAAGATTCTAAGTAACATCATAGATAGTGATACTTCAAGCCCAATGGAAAAAATGAAAGCCCTAGAGCTCCTTATTAAGCTCAATGGCAACTTTGACCCTCAAGAAACTAAAGATGTTTCAGAAAAAGAAATAGTTAATCCGTTTGAAAATCTAACCGAAGCGGAATTAAGGAAGCTTGCGAAATGACCAGAGATGAAGTAGTCAAGTTAGGCGCAAAACTAGAGCTATCTAGGCGTCATCTTTATGATTTTTGTCAAATGACGTTTCCGAACTTCTACAAGGACGAGAGGGCTTATCTTAAAGAGTTCTGTGAATCTGTGGAGAACTTCATAAACGATGTGGACAAACGTTTCTTAGTCATAAACGCTCCTCCGAGGCACGGGAAAAGTATCACTGCCCAATGTCTCACAGCATGGCTTCTAGGGCGCAATCCTGCTAGTCGCGTAATGACGGCATCCTACAACGAAGATGTAGCTAGTGTCTTCTCTAAGAACGTCCGAAACACTATTCAAACAGAAAAAATGGGAGAACGTGTCGTTTTTTCCGACATGTTCCCTAAGACGAAAGTTAAATACGGTGATGCAAGCGCTAAGAAGTGGACTATAGACGGCCAGAGCCAGATTTCATATCTAGCCACTTCTCCGAACGGTACAGCCACGGGTTTTGGTTGTGACTATTTAATTTGCGATGACCTTATCAAGTCCGCAGAAGAAGCCTATAACGAAACAGCTCTAGATAATACTTATCAGTGGTTTGTAAATACCATGCTCTCACGCCTAGAAGGTCAGAAGAAGTGTATTATCATTATGACCCGTTGGTCTTCTAGAGACTTAGCTGGACGCATTATGGACGCGTTTCCGGATGAGTGTGAGATTATTAAATATCACATCCAAGACAAAGATGGCAAGATGCTCTGCGAAGATATCTTAAACGAAAAAGACATGAATCTCATTAAGCGTGAGATGAATGTTGACATTTTTGAAGCTAACTACAACCAGACACCGATAGATATTAAGGGGCGGCTTTATTCAGAGTTCAAGGAATGGGAGAAAGCTCCAGAAGGCCGAGTTCTTAACTACACAGACACCGCAGATACTGGCACAGATTTTTTGTGTTCGATTAACTATGTAATTTATGAAAAAGAGGCTTATATTTTAGACCTCTATTTCTCAGATGAGTCCATGGAAATCACAGAGCCAAAAGTTGCTGAATTGCTACACACTGGGGTAGTCCAGGAATGTTCGATTGAGTCTAACAATGGCGGTAGAGGCTTCGCTAGGAATGTCGAAAGAATACTACTAGACAAGTTTGGCTCAAACCGAACCATTATAAATTCTGTCGCACAGACCAAGAATAAGGAGTCTCGCATTCTGGCAAGCTCGGCATGGGTCCAAAATCATACGTATATGCCACCAAACTGGAGAACTCGATTTCCTGACTTCTATAAGCAGGTGATGAGCTACCAGCGCAAGGGTAAGAATGCTCATGATGACGCCGTGGATGTTTTAGCTTCAATCTATGAGCAGGCTACTAGTGGTATGGAAGTTCAGATTTTGAGCGATTCGGAGCTTTACGGCTCTAGATATAACCGAAATTCGGTTTTTGAAAGGTAAAGGAGGACAAAATGCCTATAATTAAACAGTGTACTCTCGCGAGAGACACTCAGCCAACAGATGAAATTATTAATAATTTATTAACTTCATTAGGCCGTAAAGAACAGGTTAGGTATTACAACACACTGAAAGATTATTTTTCTTCGGTAAACGTAACATCAAGACCAGCGCCACATGAGGTTAAGGTAGTGGCTAATAATGCCAGGTATATCACAAAGACTAATGTGGGTTATCTTTTGGGTAATCCAGTTCAATATCTAGTCTCTGAGGGGCTTAATATAGATCTAATCACGGATAATTATAAGAAACAGACCATTTCTAACCTCGATGTGGAACTTGCAACAGATGTTTCGGTCTACGGCCATGCTTTTGAGCGCGTCTATACGAACGAATTAGCTGAGCCATGGTCTACTCGCATCAATCCAAGCAACATTATTTTGGCTTACGATAACAGCGTTCAGCACAATAAACTTTTTGCTGTGATTTATGACCCAGTCTTTGACAAGAAAGGCAAACAGCTAAAGAACGAGTTTGATGTAACTATCTTAACTCCAGAGCTTTGTATGGAGAGGCGCCTTAAAGACGGTCATTTATTCCAAATTCCAGAGATTGAAGACTTCTTGCATGGCTACGGCGAAGTGCCAGTAATTGAGTACATGAACAGCTCAGACCGTATGGGTGATTTTGAACCTGTTATTTCCCTACTCGACGCTTATAACATTTTACAATCAGACCGCGTGATAGATCGTGAGCGCTTAGTTGACGCTATTCTTGCATTTTATGGTATGAATCTCGATAAAGACCAGCTAATTGCTCTTAAAGAGTCCAGAACGCTTGCAGGAATCCCTGCTGACGCTAAGGTCGAATATATCGTCAAAAATATCAATGAAGCTGATGCCGATGTTTTAAGGTCTTCTCTCCTTTCTGATATCCATAAAATCTCGATGACTCCAGACATGAGCGACCAGAACTTCGCTGGTAATTCTTCTGGTGTAGCATTACTCTATAAGCTTCTTGCATTCGAGCAGCATATTAAAGATAAAGAGCGTTACTTCGAGAATGCTCTAATTGATAGGTTTAGAATTTACAACCGATTCTTCAATCTCAACAACAATATGAATTTAATTAGCCCTGCTGATGTTGATGTAGTCTTTAAACGCTCCCTACCGCAGAACGACTACGAACAGTCTCAAATGATTAACAACCTTGTTGGCCTGGTCGATAAGGAGACTCTTGTGGCTCAATTGTCATTCGTAAATGATGCTAAAGAGACCGTGGAGCTTGCTAAAGAGGAATCTAAGCCTGAATTTAACGATAATTATGCAACTGGGTTGCCTAATGTAGGTAAAAATAATACAGATAACGACGAGGATTAAGTATGAAGAATCGTCGTGGACTGCCTTCTGACGAGTATTGGCAAAAACGTGCTGAAGATAGGCTAGATGAGGCTGAAAGACTTTCTGTTCCCTATTTAGAGGACATTCACGCAGTTTACGATGATGCAAAGATTAAAATCGTTGAAGATATTAAGAATCTCTATAAAAATTACTACAAAAATAACGAAGGTTTTAACCAAGAGAAACTAAGAGTTATTATCCCCAATGGCGACCTAGAACGTTTTCATCGTGAGATGAATAAAGTTGGGCTATCCGAATATCTTCCAGATAGTTATAAAGCCCGTATGACGAGGCTTGAATATCTCTATGCCGAGTGCTGGGCAGAGAGCAAGAAAGCTAGTCTTAAGCACCTGCAGATCGAAACTAAGGCGCATAGAGAGACGATAAAGAATGCTTACTATAAAACCATCTATGACACTGGCGTAGGGCTTAAAATCAACCCTGCCTTCTCTAAGTTAGATAATAGAGCAATCAATCAAGTTCTTAATACTAAATTCTTAAGTGGTAATTATTCAGAGAGGATTTGGAAAAATACTGATAAGCTAGCTAATACTCTAAAAGAAGTCATCGGCTCTGCTATCGCTAGAGGTGAGAGCTACTCTAAAACTGCAAGAAGAATCAGGGAGAGGTTCGGCGTTACGCAATATGAGGCTACAAGGTTGGTTCAGACCGAGACATGCTATTTCCAGAATCAGGCGGAAATTGAAGCTCTGAAAACTATGGGGATTGAAAAATATAAATTCATCGCAACACTGGATTCAAGGACTTCAGATATTTGTCGAGGGCATGACAAGAAAGTCTATAATGTTGAGGATGCTAAGGCAGGAGAGAACCTTCCTCCGCTTCATCCTACCTGTCGTTCTACGATATCTGCGTATCTTGGTGAAGAATACGAGTCTGCAATTAGAATCGCTAGAAACGAGAATGGCGAAAATGAATATGTGGACAACGTACCCTATAATGAGTGGCTAAAACGTAATGCTATAGATATCTCGAATGCCTCTGTCTCGAGACAATCTATCGAGATTAAAGATGGGTTATCACCATATGATAAAAAGCATATTAGCTTGTATAATAAATTAGACCCAATTGGCCCTCCGAAGAATATCTACGATAAGCAAATGCCTAATACTCCTGACAATGAATATAGCGAAAAACTTACAAATGCAGAGATAGACCTTATTAGAAGGATAGAAAGCTTGAATTATAAGGTTACTCTAATCCATAATGACCCAAGGGTGCCTACTAAAGATTTTAAGGTGTTTGGGTTTAACTGGGAGTTAAAAACACCAACTTCGACTGGCGAAATGGTCATTAGGAACACGATCAATAAAGCTACGGACCAAGGAAAGAGATATATTATGATAGATGTGACTTATCTCGATAAGAATATGAGTTGGATTTTTGATAAGTTGGAGAAGCACTTATTGATCAAGAACAATTCCCAAAAAATTGATGGAATTATAGTAGTTCGCGGAAAGAAGTTCATTAAGTATAAATAAAAGAGACCCTCTTGCCCTAGGAACAAAACCTAGCGAATGGTCTCTTTTACTGTATTTTAACTCATATGTGGTTATTTGTCAATTTGATGTTCATCTTCATGAATTCTATGCTATAATAGCTTCAGATCATCTACGACTCAACATGAGTGTTAGCTGGTCTTTTTTATTAGCGACCACTTATGCTGGTCGTTTTTTAATCTCAAGTTAATCCTTAAGAACGTAAAAGAAAGGAAGACGATGGACCCAAACGGTACTGAATCTAATAGCCAAGCCAATCAGACTGCAGGAGAGGCTAACAACGGCGAAAAGCAGGTTACCTTTACACAAGACCAAGTTAATGAGTTAATCCAAAAACGGGTTAACGAACTTAACAAGAAGTCTGACGAGAAGACAAAACAGGCAGTTTCTGACGCTATCTCAGAGTACGAGCGTAAAGCTAAACTCACAGAAGAGGAACGTGTGACTGAAGCACAGAAAGAAAAGCTCAAAGAGATTGAAGAGCGCGAACATAGTATTACTATGCGAGAGCGCAAATCAGATTGTCTCTTGGCGCTGTCTAAAAAGAACATTCCAGCAGATTTCGCGGATTATCTAATCGATAACGATGCGGAAAAAATGGCTGCGAATATCGAGAGTTTCTCTACCATTTGGGAAGAAAAGCTCATGGAAGGCGTACAGGCTAAGCTTAAAGCTTCTGGGGCTACCCCAACTGATAAGTCTTCGACCCCATCACATTTTGGAAGTGATTCCAATGTTGTGATTATCTAAAGCAAGGAATTATCACAATGGCACAAGATGCCCTTTCAATCCTAACTACTGGTACCACTAAAGATAAATTAGCTGAAATCCGTGGTGCTATTATTGACGCTATTCGCGCAAAGTGTGTGTCTACACTCATTAAAAACAACAACTACTCTGGTGACCCCGCAAGTGGTTCAGTTATCTTCGACCGTTTTAAAGATGCAGAACTTGAAAATTACGGCACTGCTCGTGGTGCTAATAAGGGTACTGTTCTTAAAAACAGCGGTAAAGTCGTTCTTAATATCGATACCGATAAAGAGATTGTCGAAGAAATCGAAATTAAAGATATCACCCTCAGTGGTATCAATGGTCTGTTAGACCGTCGTACTGCTTCTCACGCTGGCCGTATCGCAGCCTTCCTCGATAAAGAATTCTTCCGCATTACCGAAGCTGCCGCTACTGCAGTCACTATCACCCCAACCGTTACTGCTATTGAAGACAAGGTTGAAGAGCTTATTTCTAAGGCAGAAACTGTTTCCAACGACTGGGTTGATGGCGTAGACCGTTCTGAGCTCGCAATTACTTGTAGCCCTAAGGGTTATGGTAAGCTCCGTAATCTTATTGACAAGATTCCAGGCAATGACGGCTCTAAGGCTGAAGCAATTGAGCTCTTCCACGGTGTTCGTGTTATCAATACCGTCCGTCAAACCGCAGACATCGTGATCCAGCGTGTCGGTTCTGTTGGCCAGTTAGCTCTTGTTAATAACTATGATGCAGAGAAAATCCCTCTTTCTAATGCTTATGCACTGTCCTTATTCGTGAATACTGGTGCTAAAGCTGTCACTCCAGATTTAATCTTCAAAGTAGCAACCCTTTAATTTAGGAGAAAAACATGGAAAAAATGTTTAGAATGACAGACGGCACAATCTTGGCCACTTCAAATAAAATAGTGATTGAACAATTCGAGTCTCGCCCAGAGGTTTACGAGCCAATCACGGAAGCCGACTTAAAGGCTGAGGTTAAGCCAAAGAAAGAAAACGAAGTAAAACCAGAAGCTCCTGTCGAAGAAGTAGCTGAGGTTAAAGACGAAACTAAGCAAGAAAACCAAGGAAAATAAGATGTTAGATAAGGGCCAGTTCATCTCAGGGCTAAAGGAAAAACTTAAACTCGTTAATCCGAGTATCGAAAATGACGAGTTGGTGGATTTTATAGCACTCGAGATGGCTGATCGTTTATCTCTATATCTAAACCTTGATACTGATAACCCTAGCTATGATGAAAGATTAGTCTCGATCGCAACTAGGGTTTCTAATAATCTCATTCAAGAGGTGAAAGATAAGGTGATCGGTGCAGATGTTATGGCTAAGGTTCAGAGCGTGTCAGACAACGGACAAACTGTGAATTTTACCAATATCACCAAGAACTACGTCACTACCGCTTTAGACAGTGAATTATTCGAAGGAGTAGCAAATATCTTGAAGCCGTATAGGAGATGCAATGTTGTTTCCTAAAGAGGCAGAAGATATTATCGCTAACACTTTTTATGATAAAGACATCTCTATTTTAAATAAAGATGAAACTGTCGACGAAGAGGGCGGAATAATTAAGCAGGCTAATCTAGGCTCAGAAGTCAAAGCTAGCTTTAAGGGTAACGTTAAATATAACGAGCTTGGAGCAAGTCAAAACGAGATGGGTCTAATTGAGAAGATTGACGTTAGTATTACTTGTAGAGTCTCCGTAGAGGTTAAATTAGACGATTTAATCAAGATAGGAGAAGTGGTCTATCAAGTGACTAAAATCCTTCCCTTCGATTCCCATAAGCTTATTACGGGGGTAAAATGGCGGGCATAACGGTCAAAGTTTCGGGTATTTCCGATATTCAGAAGAAACTATATCGAGCAGCCTCATTGGATAACTTAATCAGAGGCGTAAATCGGGCTTCGGCAATACTAGAGCAGAAAACTAAACATTTAATTCCAACTAACAGGTACGCTAATGGGGGCAGATTGAGAGGCTCCCTAACTGTAATTCCGGCAGAGGTTAAAGGTTCAGAAGTCGTTGGAGGCATTAAGAACCCCACCGAATATGCAATGTATGTTGAATATGGAGTCGGCGCTAAAGGCGCTGGTACACATCCGAAAGCTGAAGGGTTTACTTATCGTATGACCCCTTGGATTTACCCACTCGAGACTAGTGAGGGGCTAAGGTTTATTAAGACCAACGGTTATCCTGCTCGAGCACCGATGTATCGAGGGTTGAAAATGTCTAAAGCAGACATCAGAAAACAGATTGAAGAAGCTATTTCGGCTAGCCTAGGAGGTAAATAATGTTCCAACCAAAAGAAGAGATTTATCGGACACTTAAAAGCTTAGGGTATGCTTGCATGCAGAGCTCTCAAGCAACGTTTAATGAGGTTCCGGCAATTACCTTTTGGATTGGTGAAAATACGCCTGAATATAGTTTAGATAACGAAATAGCAAAACAAGACGTTGAAGTTGTTATAGATATTTTTACCAACAAAAGTACAGACCTATCCCGCATTCTTAGCGAAGTCGAGGCTAAGATGAGAACGATCAATTATCGACTAGTACATTCAGTGGATGTTCCAAATCCAGAAGGGACTTTATTCCACTCTAACTGCAGATTTAGTGCAGTGAAATTCAAATAAGGAAAATAAACCATGGCAAAAGGTTTAACAATGGGTTCAACCCTCACCCTAAGAAAAACAGGGGGCGAACAAGCAGACCTCGTAATTAAAGGTTTAACCTCAATCGGTGAAATCACCGGCGAGAAAGAAGAGATCGACGTTACGACGCTTGATTCCCCAAACAGAGCAAAAGAGTTTATCTCAGGTGCAGCAGATTTCGGCTCACAAGACCTTGAAGGCTATGTAGATGACGACACCCAAATTGAAAAGCTACGTGCACTGTTTGATAGTGGCGCAGTTCGAGACTGGGAAGTAGAAACACCGGCAAAACGCAAAATGGCTTATAAGGCATTCGTAAAAAACTTTACGTACGGTGAAAAGACCGTAGATGGCGTAGATGGATTCAAGCTTACTCTTCGTCTTTCAGGTGCAGTCACCTACACTAGAGGGGCTTAAGCCTAGCCTAGTGGGAGGGCTAAATCCCACACAGAAATTATTTAATCGAGGTTATAAAATCATGGTTCAACTTAATTACAAAGCTTCCAATATCGCTAAAGCTGAAAAAGAGATGGGTGAAAGTTTTTTCGATGCTCTCTCTAAACTTAGTTCTACGCCTTCCGTTTCTGCTTTGCTTTTCTTATTTATCGCTGGTGGTGGTACACAAGACGAATTCGACGAGTTATTTAAGCAAGGGGTCGATAAGGCCATGATTGAAGTCATGTCCGGAATCGCAGACGCGGGTTTTTTAGGAAAGACAGTGGCTTCGAAGACAATCAGGGCGGAGATGACGAAGGCTATGGCCGAAGCCTTCAAGGAGTCGGTAGAATCTATCGCAGCTTCCGAGAATTCTGGCGAGAAAACGAACGATTAGCTTATAAGATTGGGATTTCTCTCAAGGATTTTTGGGAACTGACCATAGGACAGTTTGACAACTGTCTTAGAGGTTATAGAGATAGGCTAGAAGAACAAGCCCAAATGCAAGATATGTTTAATCACAGCCTCGGAATCTATGTTCGAGCAGCGTTCCATGCCAAAAACTACCCGAAAGAACCATTTTCGGCAAAACACGCTCAGACAAACACCAGACGATTTACAAGTTCAAATGATTTAGACAAGTATATCGACGCACATATTAGCTAGGAGATAAAATGGCACACACAGTAGATGAAGTCAACGTGCTTATTAAGGCACAGGCTGAACAATTTCAGAAAGAGATTAACCGAGTAAACAGCAAGCTCGATTCTATTTCAACTCATGCAGCAAAGGCATCTGCTGGTGTGGCTGCTGGA